TCTAAGAAAAGAAAACTTTAATCACTTTGTTGCAACAATAGGTGTGCTTATTGCTCTATTTGGTGGCGTTATGTTAACAAAATACACCGAAATTAATCACAATAAAATTCAAAATGAAATTACTAATAAGGAATAAAATTATGCCCACTACCCTCAAACGACGCTCTATATGCTGCACAAAAGAGACCGAAAAACAATTAGATTACTTAAAAGACAAGCTAGGAGAAACCCACTCAAATATAGTTAAAAGATCAATTAACATGCTCTACAGAGATACAAGACGCTGGATAGATGCAGAATTAACAGGTGTAATTTATAAAGAGTAATGAAAAATGAATAAATGTTGCGAAAAAACACATATATGCTGTATTAAATTGATTAGAGATTTTATTGTTACTCATAGTCATTTTAGTGTTAAAGATCAGATAGATTGGCTCAATATGGCTATTCATATGTTAGAAGATAAGGAGGATGAATGATGAGTGAAAACCAGAATTTTGTTAAAGAAGATTTCTGCCCTACGTGCGGTAAACAAGTAGACTCAGCAATGGATATTAATGATGATCAATCCCCACCTACTCCTGGTGATTATTCTTTATGTATAGGATGTGGTGATATTAATACATTCGATAATGATCTTAATATAATCAAGTTAGATAAGTCAAAATTAAGTCGTTCGGAAAAATATACTCTTAAAATATTATTAAAAAAATTTAAACATTTAAAAATAATTGTAGAAAATAATAATCAAAAAGGATGAATAATGAGAACAGAAATAACATTACATGATGATGAGGATCAACCGGTGTTGAAATTAATAGAACGTCCTGAGGATAATTTAGTATGTATATCTTTTATAGAAAATGGCTTTTCCGTGAAAGTACATTTAGATGAATTAAAACACGCGTTAAGAAAAATATCTCTCAAATGATCTAGAAATAATGGAGGATTAAAGATGACTTTTGAATCCTGGTTAAAAAAACAAATAAAAAGAAATGATTCTGTTGGTGATCTAGCTAATGATTTTATTAGTGCAAAAAAAACATATCCAGAGAGAGGAGTAAAATGTACTAAAGAACACTTAGATAGATGGTATGCTATTCCGGAAGCTTATGAAGCCTTAGAACAAGCTAAAAATGAATATGCTAATAAAACATAGGATGAAGGATGGGGTATGAGTAAATCTAAAACAAAATTAATATGTAGTGAATGCGGGAAAGAAACAAATTTACTTATTTGCAGAGGAAGAAGATACGATTTATACGGAGATAAGATAACTACTGAAACAACAGAGAACGAGTTGATATGTAATGATTGTTCAGACAAGTTTTATAAATATTAGCGATAAATTTATATTATCACTATACCTAAAACTAGGTATACATCAGTATAAATTGGTATAAATAACGTAATATTACGTAATACGTATTACAGGATGAAATAAAATATGAGTATAAAAGATACTAGAACTATAACGCTGATTGGCGGTAAATTCCATAGAAAAAAAGTTGAAGTAAAATTAAATCAACATACTGTAAATATGGCATCTCCTTCTGATTATGGCCTACTCGAAAAAGAAGTAGGTTTTGAGCCAAGTATTAATGAAATAACTGTTTACGGTGAAGTAAGCAGTATTTTCGGAATTACAAGCATAATTCCAAGTGATATTTTTTTTAATTGTGGTATTGATCCAATATTATTTCTTAAAAATTTAGTTTTGGATTATGTGCGCTAATTACAGGATGAGATTAAATGCTAACAAAAGAAGAAGTATCAAAAGAATTATTCACAAAGTTTGGTAAGATGTTACGTGATGTCTGCAAAGGATATGGATTAGACCCTATAAGAGGATGAAACTATAGTGATCCCACGACAAATATTAGAAACATTCCTGGAGTTAATTAAATGACTACCCCATTATCAATCACAATTTATAATCCATCTGATAAAAAAATGACTTATACATTAACGCATTCATTCGATGATTCAGTAGATTGTTTTATTACAACACAAGACGGCGAAGGGATGGGAATTGATTATCAAAAACTATTCGATGTAATAGACAAATGGTTTAAGGAAAGTATGTAATATGGAGCTAGATGACCAAGTCATAAACCTTAGCCTATTTTCCCTAAAGCAGTAATACATGAAGACTCATTGACGTTGCTGTGTATTAAAAACTCTAAGTATCGTCGGCCAAGTATTCAAAGATACCGTCATAGTCCTTCCAGTATCTTTAAATTCACAAATATTATTTATTTCTGATCGTCAAAGTAGCAGTAGCTTGATCACCTTGATATCCACGGTAATCACCTACCCTAGTTTTAGCTGTGATTTTATTCCTACCAACTGGCGCTTGCCTAGATATTCCTACCGATCTGTCAGAGCTTGTATAAACCCCACCTGGCTTCAATTCAAGCAACGTCATCCCAAGGAGTTTTAAATCTTCACATTCTAATTGATAAACATATTCATAGCTTTGTTTAACACTTTCTTTGTTAACAATTTTAACTGTGTGATAACTATCTAACTCGGTATCTGCTTTAAATATTCCGTTTTTGTCAGAAGTCTTTGTAGTCGTCTGCACCATGTCTGGCGCCATTAAGTTTTTTTTTTCATCGTAACTATCACTAATATGTTCAATTCGACACTCTGACCCAGGGGAACAAGTTACAGTTTGTTTCTTAATCGTATACCCATGACCTCCAGCCAATATCGCCCCAGAAACAAATAAAGTTGATAATGTTAATGCAAATTTTTTCATTGTTAATCCTCTAAATTTTGAACAGGAAAAATAACATATTCTACAAATTAAATAAATATAAATTACAATAATTGAACAAATAACATAATGTATTATTTTGGAATAAAACTCAGGGACTACATGGATGTCGTCATCAATCATTAGATTTAATGCAATCGTCTATCAAAATAAACTACGCGAAGCAGGTTTAGATATGAGAATAGCGGAAATACACGCAGAAGAAATGCAAAATATCCTCAACACAGACATCGCCACAAAGCAAGACCTAATCCACTTAGAAAATAAAATGATCATAAAACTAGGTAGCTTAGTCGTAGGCTGCACATTTATCGTTAGTATGATGATTGGTATATTAGGATTTTTGCTACGAGGATAAAAAAATAGGCTAATTACTTAGCCTATAAGTTAACAATTAACGAGGAGTTTAAGAACATCGCTTGCATAGAGTGATATGCAACTCATTATAACGTACAAAACTATTTTTTTCCACCATCATAATATGTAACATTGGTGTAACCTATAGAGTTCATTGCTCTTTTTGCATTGCTCATGTGTTTAGCATGATCAATCTTATCTACAAGATGATGATCGACAATGCCTTTATTTGCACCGCCTCTTTCTGCCGCCTTATTGCCGCCTTGATTCGGGTCAATTTCTTTCGCATTACCTTTGCCTTTCCCATGCTTAGATTGCATGTCAACCCCACCATATTCATTCATTTCGCCACTCCTTGACTTTGATGTCGACTAGACCCGTAAAAGAAATCAACTATAGTTTGCCACTTACTCGCCAACATGCCAACTAATCCGCTCAACAGATTCATATTTGTGTCACTAATTTGATTTTGCGGTACAAATAGCAAAAATAATGCACCAAAAAACCCAATCGTAATCATAATCGCCAACCGCTTCATGAACTCGCGATATTGTTCCCCATACTTTCTCGCATCCGATCTATCTTGTACCTCTGTAGCATAACTTTCGTTTGCCAGTCGAATAAGAGCCTCGCCATGATCAAATTCAATCTTCTTGATCTTAGCCAGCGCCTCTGGATCACCCTGAATTTTATCGATGAGGTCGGATGCGCTTTTGGTGTCAACACCGAATACAGACCCCAGCAGAGACAATCCAACACCCGCAAACGGACTACCAAGCACGCCAGCAAGCATTGGCGCAGTACGCCCAACAAACCCCGCCAAATCCTTAAGCCCATCTGTAACACCTGCTAAGCCAGCCATCCAAAAATACCTCATCCTTGGGTCTAACCGCTGCTAAAAGCCTGCAAAAGCCTGCGCGCTCCGTTATCAGAGCCGTCGTAAGCGATGCCAAAAAATTCTTATCTTTAGTTAATATATTAACATTTTGTATTGATACATCACCCAAAACACCATCATCATGAAACAAATCTCTACCCCTCAATACGCCCCACATAGCCCTTTGCAGAATCTTAATACCTTGTCTTAATCCATGCAACACGGTACAATCAAACACATAATTCCTAACACCATCATTAGCAATATCACCGAATCTCGCGACATCCCAAAACTCTCCCTTGTAAATTATCTCTGCTTGCTCCCTTGTCAATGATTCAATATCCTTAGCGGTTAATTTTTCAACAGTGACAAAAAACGCATATCTCCTTAGCCGATCTTCATGAACCGATCTTAGAAATCTTAGAGATATGCCAAAATTAGTTGCGCCTCCGCTATCATTATCATTGCTGACAAACCCACCTTCCCTCGCCAACACATACTCTACAGCCTCTTTCCATGCTTCCACCTTAACCCCTCGTCCAATTCATACTGCCCTTCTCAGAACCTGCATTAGCTGCAAATTTAATCTTCCAGCGGTTTTCGTGGTTAGCCATCCATTGGTGACGTTGCTCCATCGTCAAATCGTGCCACGTTTGACCTGGTTCAACTGGATAACCCTGACTCTTCACGACATACCCCCTATTACCTTCCATGCCAGTTTTAATCACTGGCGCCTTACCTACTTCCTTGTTCATCGTCTATGATCTCCATGTAATATTTAACGAATTTAATAAATTCATCTGCACCTTTAGCAACAAATGTAAAATAACCTTGTCCACTTAATGTATCAATCCAATATCTTTGTTTATCTGATAACTTACCACCTCTACGCCTCTTAAGTTCTCCATAAAGCCCGTGGTACTGTTTTTTTGGAATGGGTATACAAATATCAGGGATTCCAGCTTTAACGCCTGTACGCTTAAATTTGGCGGCTTCCCGCTTATCTCTCTTGCCACCGTTTGGAATGTGGTAGAAAAGGATGCCTTCTTTATCTAACCATCTAGCAACAATCCATTGCTCATGGTCTTCGCTCGGCACCAGCAACACGGCTAAGCTGCTCATATTTGCTATCCTTTGCAAACCTTTAACCATAGTTGCACATTTATAATACATATTCAATAATTACTTAGGAATAGGATAATCAAAGATATCTTCTATGCACTTAAGAGAATAATTTCTTAATTCTTTTAACATTTCAATTTCATCTTTTTCTGGAAATAATCCACGATAGATTCTTTTCAATGTACTAAACTTATCAGCAACCCTGTTACAAGCATCTGCCCATTCTAATCCATCAAAATATATACTTTTTAACTTTTTACATATTTCTGCACCAATTTCTATTTCCTCTAGTCTTGGTGTTCCACTCTTTGCGTATTGATAGGCCATCCTAGCCTCCAAATTTACTCAAGGTTAAACGATAATTTTAGGCTATCATTTTATGGCTACAACATTTATAGGCGTTTCTAGTTCTTCAAATTTTGTTATACCAGCATTTCTTCTTGTTCTTATGATTGACACGGCATCCTCATAAGCAACCTTGAACTTTTTCAATAAAACTTCTTGGGTATCTCGTTTCATATCCCAACTTCCAATTGCGTTATAAGCTAATTTAGTAACTGGATGAGAGAAATCTTCTCGAATAGCTGATTTGAATGATTCTTCGAAACTTGGCATTCCTGATGCTTTTTCACAAAGAGAAATAAACTCTGGCAATGATGGAGGCCATTCTCTCTTTAATTTGCAATGGGTGATGGCGGATTTTATATGATCATGGTCGATGAAAGATAATCCCTCTGACCAATCCTCAACCCATATTTTTATGAAGTCATCTGAATGGTAATCTTTTGCAAATTTATCACCATAAATTGTACAGAATCTTGTATACAGCATATATGTTAGTTCTTTTAATTTCACATCCATTTGATTAATCATTGGTTATTTCCCTGTAATAATGAGACTTGAGATATTGCAAACCCAATAGCTTGAGATACTCTTGATCCTTTTTTATTGGTTTTATGTTTATCAACCTCTAATAACTCATCATTCCAGCGCATAGCATTTAAGTAACTATCAGGATTAGGAATATATTGTTTGTCCTTTCCATTCCATTCGTTGGCCATCCTATGTTTAACGTTATCCATGATGGATAAAAAGGATTCGTCGCATTTTTTATTTATCCACGCCTTCTTTGCGTTTTGTTTTTTATGCTTTTTTGGATATATGAACCAAAAATGATCAAAATTAGACATTTCAGTGTGTCGGTCATCGTCAGATGGCCAAGAGTTTTTATTATTATTATTATTATTATTATTATTATTATTATAGTTCGATTTATCGATAGGGCGAATTCGATCTATCGATAGGTCACCGTTCGATTTATCGATAGGATTGACCATTTTTGATTTTGACTTATCCACAGAATCACGAATTTCTACGCGTCTTTGTGGAGAAACTAAGTACCTTTTTCCATTTTTATATATTTTAATGATCTCATTATGTTGTTCAAAAAAGTCAAATGCTGCCTTGATTGTTGAGGTCGAAGAGACGCCAATGCGATCCATCAATGATTCATTGTTCAGAAAGCATTCTTTATCACGATGCCAAAATTGAAAAATAGTTTCATAGAACCGAAGGAATGAAATTGTGATGCCTGGAAGAGAAAAAATACGATATGGAACAGTGAAAAATGCTTGTTGATAATTTTCCATAAATGAAAATCCTGCAATAAATGGTTGATTTCCATGTCATCACAGTTATAATCACAGTTACTGACATGGATAGTTGTATGGAATTTTTGGTTGCGTCTTGTTTACAGCAAGGCGCAATGTGCCTAAAAAACCAGTTAATTGACTTTACTCTCTTCTTCCTCGATTTCCCACTCGTCTTTATTTCTTCGTTAATAATGCAAATATTTCATCCAATCTATCATCAGCCTCTGACTCGGTAATATATCCCTCACTTCTGATAATTGAATCAATAGTTGGCTCACCAGCAAAGTTTTGTCTTTCAAGGAATGACATATTAACGCAATATGGATAAGCGTATTCTTTTCCTCTAATCTGAATCCAAAACGATATATCTTCAGGAACACTTACTATTTCATCGCAAAATTTAATGTATTTCATACATATTCCCTTTTAATTAATCAATGGTAATGATACTATAGTACTTAGTATAAATATAGTTATAAGGATTAAATATGACGCAAATAGATAATATTAATAAAGAGAGAAAGAAAAAGAAGAAAAAAGATATAGTTTCTTTTAATGTCCGTATGTCTATAGATAACCACTTATTTTTAAGATTAGCATCTCTTAAACAAAAGACTTCTATGAATGAGATTATAAACCGTTGCGTTGAAAAATATAAAAATAAATCAAATAATAACTTGACAGATCAATATGATGCTATGGTATCATGTGACGTATAGATTAATAGATAATATGAGTCTATATGAATTGTTAATGAATAATATCCAACAATGTTCATTAACATTTAATAACAATTATCATTAAGGAGTAATGTGCATGTCTAATAAAGATGGTTCCCACCGAATCATATATAACATATCAGTAACAAGCGAATGTTATAGAGAGTTACAACATATGGAAATAGACGAGCGTATTAAAATACCTCAAATATGTGCAAAAATTATAGAAAAATTCACTAGTAAAAGAGTTAGATCAAATGAAGGTAGTAAAATAATAGAAATGTCGTAACAAAAACCTATAAAAGGTGATAATAAGCATGCAAAACGAGCAATATATAAACCATGAAGTGAGAATACAAATGTTAGAGAATATAGCTAGTAATATTGACAATCGCTTCAATAAACTAGATAGCAAAATTGACTCACACTTTAAATGGATGATTTCATCAATACTTGGGCTAGGATTAGTCTTAACAACTTTCTTAGGAGCTATTGCACTACATGCGATGAAATTGACTTAACAATAACCAATTGGGGCGGGTAGAAAGTTTCAGGCTTTCTACCCAGTCTGACAAAATTTAAACTTAGAAAGGAATTAACAATGACAGACGTAAGAAATATACACAACAATGGTAATATATTACAAGCAGTTTCTGCAAATGATACGGATCATCAACTATTGCAGTCACAAGGACGTATGGACACAAACGAACCATTCTTTGTCAAGCAATTAAGGCATAACAGAATATCTCGCTCTTACTTCTTAAAAAGGGTTGTAGACGAATATTGTGGAATCTATTACCTGCAAAACGAATTCCGCGTCAACATTAACGACTTATCATTCGAAGATAAAAAACTATTCTTATCACATGTGGTTGATATCTGGGAATATGAACAATATTCCTCATCAACTAACAATATATATGCCGGATTTATTCGAAACTTCACTTATATGCAACGTCTATTAGACGAAGCATCACAAGAAACCTACCAAGAATATCTTGAGACAATGGAATGCTCTACCAATTTAGAATATGAATACGGCATAAGCAGATAGTTTATATATTGGAGAATACGCAATGAGCAATACATCACTAATCATAGGTGAATCAGGAACGGGCAAGAGTACTTCTCTTGCTCTCCTAGACCACAAAGAAACATTCATCATAAATGTACTAGATAAACCACTACCATTCAGGGGTTACAAAAATAATTACATAAAGATCACCTCGTGGGATGACCTACTAGGTAATTATTATGCATCAGACGACTTTTCAAAATTAATTAAATGTATCAAAACAGTTAACGAAAAACATCTGCACATAAAAAACCTAGTAATAGACGACTGGCAATACACAATGTGCAACGAGTTTATGCGTAGAGCAACAGAAACTGGTTTCACAAAGTTCACCGAAATAGGTCAACACGCTTGGTCAATCATTAGGGAACTAATTAGTTGCAGAGAAGATTTATATTGCTTTGTCTTGTCACATAGCGACACAGACATAAATGGTAAATATAAGTGTAAATCAATAGGTAAAATGCTAGACGAAAAGATAACAATAGAAGGTATGTTCACAATAGTGCTTCATACCCAAATCATGGATGGAGTATATAAATTCCTCACACAAAACGATGGACGACACATTGCAAAATCACCAATGGGAATGTTTCAAGACAAATATATTGGTAATGATCTTGCATTTGTAAAACAAAAAATGAATGAATATTACAACGAGGAAATTTAACAATGATCACAAGAAATACAGAAGCTTTACATGAAACATATAGAGAAGGATATAAGCAAGGTTATGAAGATGGGATTAGAGATTTCAAAACATTCGTCATTGATGACATAAACAGATTAATCTACAAAATGGAAAATGCCAATGAACAATAATCTAAGTCTATATCAACTAACAAATGAGCATCAACGTCTATTTTCTCAGTTGTATAATCATGAAACCGGAGAAGTCGACTTGGAAGTGGAGGCGCAGTTGTCTGCGCTCTCCTCTACAACAGAAAAGAAATGTATATCAGTTGCATCATATATTAAACATCTAGAGTCCGAAAAGGATCAACTAGAAAACCTTAAAAAACAGATTGAGCAAAGAGAATATGAATATGAAAAAGAAATAAATAGACTTCATGATTATCTTAAGTCAAATATGGATAGGCAAGGAATAAGTATTATAAAATGCCCATATTTCACATTGAAAATAAAATCCAATCCGTACTCAACAGAAATATTAAATGAAGATGATATACCTTTTCGCTTTATTAATGTAAGAGAAATAGTTAAGGTAGAGTCTAAGCCAGATAAGAATGCTATCAAGGAAGAGGTACTAAGGACGGGCGCTCAAGTTCCAGGAGCGTATGTTCATAAAAAAACTAAACTAGAAATCATCACTGATAAACTTTAAGGAGCAATAAATGCCATTAGCATATAATAGATGGTCTGAGGAAGATTTAAAATCAAGAAATATAGTCGAAGAAGGTGAATATCCATTCTATATCGTAACAGTTTCAACAAAGAAAACTAAACCAGGTATAGATAAAAATGGTGAACAAAAAATTATAAAAGACATGATTGAGATAGATTTTAATTTCACTGACAATAACGGTGTAGTTAAGAAAATTAAAGATTGGATTCTATTAGTCCCTGAAATGGATTGGAAGTTGAGAGTACTAGCAGATTCAGTTGGACTTATAGAACTATATGATGACATGCAACTAGATTGTCATCATCTTATACATAAAAAAGGTATATTTAAACTTGGAATTAAGGATGCAGAGGACAAAGACAAAAATAAGTTTAAAACAAACTTTGTAAAAGAATATATTAAACAAAGTACCGCTCAATTAATTGATGAGGATATTCCTCTATGAAATTGGAATGGGAAACAGTAGTCCAAACTGATCCACATGACTCAACTCAACGCCTCCAGGTAACTGGAGGTTGGCTTGTTTGCAGAATAAATGGATTACATTTGCCAAAATCTGTATGCTCATGGTATATATCAGATCCAGATCACAATTGGAATATAGCAGAAGGAAAATAGTTATGCCGTTACTTTCAGGTAATAAAGCTAAAACAAAAAAGGGTTTTTCTGAAAATGTTAAACGTGAAATGAAAGCTGGTAAAAAGCAGAAACAGGCTGTAGCCATTGCAGAATCTAAAGCAGGAAAGAAAAATAAGAAAATGAAGAAAATTAAGAAAAAGAAATAATTACCTTCTTCTTCTTGCAAATATTTGTCCGCATACTGCTATTGATGCAGTAACAAATACTGTATTTATACTTAGATAATAAGTAGTTGGTATTAATACTTTAATAGGTTGAGTTGGTGCATTAAGGCCAATGTTACCACCCATACTTATACCTGATAATATAGCCGTTTGAGACAAATCAATTAATGTAGAAGATGATGAACTAACCCAAGTTGAAAATGATGTATATGCACCAGATGTATAGATAATTGTCGAGTTACCCCACAAATCATAATCACCAGGTTGTAACAACATTGACGTTACATCTTGAGGTGTATTGGTAGTTGGAATGGAAATTGCTGCTGATTGAATAACAGTATTCGAAAGCACTTCTCCAACATTTCCAACGTTAGCACTGTTATTAGTCGTGGTACCTGGAATTTGGCCACCTACTGACATTACAGGGACACCCAGAGAATTAGTAGTAAACACACCATTTGCAGCTAAAGTTAAACCACCAAATGCAGTTAATGTTGGATACGCCGATATTACTTGAGCTATTGTTGATTGAACCTCATCAAATCCTACCGCTGCATTACCCACAAACAAAATATCAGCAGGCGTTGGTGCTGCTTTTGATGGAAACTGAAATAATCTTTCGTTTGCCATATAATACCCTTAGTTAACTTGATAACTTATGATTACCTGCAAAGTAAAAGCTGAAGCAATACCACCGACTAGACATGAGCTATCAATTTGTATATTTCTAGTTCCTGTCGCACTTTTAATTGCATCAACAACGCCACCGTTTAATGCAGTAGGTGCAGTAGTCAGAAACATTGATCCGTCACCCGATCCCTGCAATGAATTAGCAAATGGATTTGTATACGGTACTTGTACTTGAGCTGATTGCGTAGATGCTGATGGAGTACCGGCAAATGTACATGTCATTGTGACTATATTTCCGATTCTGTGAAGAAAAGAAAATCCTACAACAAATGATGTCCATCCTGAAATACTAGCCGTCACTATAGGATCAGTAGTGGAATATGCACTATCTACTTGTCGACCAATTGCATTTGAAATTGTCATATTTAATCCTTTAAATTACATCAAAATTACCTACAACACTTGTTGCTGACCATGTAGTATTTGCAGTAACACATCTCAATGTTATACCGTCCCACCTATTTGTTGATGATACGGAGCCAGCAGTTGATGTTGCAACGTTATCTACATTTATTATTTGACCGGTGTTTGCTACCACTTTAAAACCACCTGCCCCTTTACCGACTACAGACACAACGCTAAATTGTGCAGCCGTTGCAGGGAGTGTTATTGTTACTAGTCCTGCATTATTAGCGACATAGCCATTGTTTACAGCAGCTGCTTGTGTGGTTGTGGTTACTTCTGTCCAGTTTATAGTTCCAGTTCCTAGTTTTGCATCGATACCTTGTAAATGTGCCTCAACTCTCGAATCAGCAACAGTATAATTTGCTGGTGAAAATCCTGCTATAATCGACTCAGCAAGTGAGATATATGTAATATTTGAAGCTGATGCACCACCTGAAAAAGTCGGAATCACTGAAAGTAAATCAGGTATAAAATTAACATTTGCTCCGTCTAATCTAATATCAGTTATTTGTGCGGCTGACTTTACTCTAACATTAGCTAATCCACTATCTGGTGCTGATATTCCTAAAATGGCACCAGAGATAAAAGTATCATCAACATAAAAATTACCTGATAAACCATTTTCAGCATTTATTTCATAAGCACCTAATATAACATTTCCTGATGTATAATAATTTTGGTTACCATAAAAATTTGCAAATAAAACAAGTTGATTTAAATAACAATTTGTTATTTTTGTTGCAAGGAAATTATAAATTGTAAATATAATATTTGAACTTGTAAAATCTGGATTTCCTATATTATTTAAAATTAATTCCATAGTGTCATTAGCTTGGAAAAGCCATGAAGAAGTTAAAGTATTATACAAATTACTAAAAATAACTTTTCCACCTGTCGTTGACGCTATTTGAAATGTCACAGAAGCTATTGCTATTTCAAAGTTATTAAATACTATATACCCATTAGATAATGATGCCCAATCACTTGACTGAGATAAAGTGCCACTTACACTCAATTTGGAGCCATTTCCTTCCAGGCTGATAAATGGTTTTAGTGCTAAATTTGTTTCTGTAAAAATACCGTAACAAACGAGGAAATATTGTTTAGTTACTGTAGCATCTGTAATTTGTGATAAAGCATAGCTAATTGTTGCATAAGGCTTTAATATCGATCCATTTCCAACTGCATCAACGCCATTCGTAGAAGATACATATCGATAAACGAAACTGTTGGTAGCAGGTGAAATCACTCCAAGCTTAGTATCTATTCCTTGTAAATGTGCCTTAGTTCTCGTATTTGCCACGGTATAGTTTGTTGGTGAAAATCCTGCTGTGATAGATGCTGCCAGAGTCGAATATATTAAATTTACGCCGTCTGATGCGCCACTCGCAAAAGTTGGTGTTACAGATATTAAATCTGGTGAAAATGTCGTTAATGCTCCTGTTATTGTGATAGAGCTGAATCCATCGGCTCCTATGCAATTTAAAACTGCTGTACCTGTACTTGTATTTGTTAGTGATAAAGGTACACTTTGGAAGAAACTATTAGATGAAACATTTATATTTGACCCACTAGTAGATGAAACTGTTAAAGAACCACCAAATACGATAATATTATTCCCAAAAAATATACTATGTAATGTTGATGATCCAGTTGTTGTTAAGTTAACAGTACTAAAACAATTATCTATTATTTCACCATCAAAATTACTAATCGATAAATTAATTGGCGTGGTAAATCCAATTCCTCCAAAATTACGGGATATTACGCCACTCATTCCACTAGATACAGTCGGACCGGTAATTGTCCATGTTACGGGTGTTGATGGACGAAGATTTGTTACTATAATTCTAGGAGCAATGGCTCCCGTGAAATCTAAAGTTAATGCGCCATTTAAACCAGTGAAATTATCTATATAACATAATGCATTTGTAGAACCGACAAATGATGCATCTAAGTTAATTGTAGTTATAGCAAGCGATGATGAATTACCCTGTATTAATACCCATGGCTTAAGACTTAATGTAGTTTCAGTTAAATTTCCATAACACAAAATTATATATCTCTTTGTTATGCTGTTATCTGTAATCTGTGAAATAGCATAACTAATAGTGGCGTAAGGATCTGTTATACTACCATTACCAACTGCATCAACTCCACCTGTAGAAGTAACATATCTATAAACAAAAACATATGGGGTAGGAGAAACACCAGCTAAGGCAGCATCTATTCCACGTAAATGTGCATGCATTGAATTTACTAAATCAGGTGGAGTTACAAGAGGTGTGTAATTTACTGGACTATAATTAGCATTTAATCCATTAGATATCGATAATAAACTTACTATTGCACCACTTGTTATAGTAGGAGCAACATACGAATCTACATCTATTAATAAAGTAGTTTTTGAATTATTAAGAGAATATGAAGCAGGTAGAATGGAAGAATAGATATAATATTTATTTGTTATTGCTCCAGAATTAGCACCATTAAAAGTAGTAATAACTCCAAATATATCCGAAAAATGAAAACAAGATTGATTAGTTGTAGTTACAATAGTACCACCATTATAACTATTAATATAATTGTTATTATTAGAATATAAAGTTGCATTATCAATATAAAAATCATTTATCTCACAATTCTTCACACGAAAAGAATTAGTGCTTGAATTTCCTAAAAGGTTAATTGTTCCAGTGAGTTTACAATTGTTAATATAAACTATTGAATTTGTCGCAGTAGGAATGGAATTATAATCTAAAGAAATACTACCTAATACAGTTATATTATTAAGATAATGAGTATCGTTTGGAGTTCCACTAATAGTGGCTACATTAAGAATAATTGGAAGTGAATTATTAATTACTGCTGTTCCAGAAAAAGAAAAAATACTTACATAGTATTTTAATTCTATCTGTACTACTTCATCAAATTGCCCACCAGTCAAAATAATATTATATGGTTGTAAATTGCTTGGAGATTGAACTCCAACTGACATTGCGTGAGCAATAGTTTTAAATGGATTTACAACAGTTCCATTTCCAGAATCGCTCCCATTAGGAGATACCCATAAATCATAATTTGATATACCAGGTACATCTATGGGTAACCCATTTATTAAAATAGCTGCATTATATGCAGCGTTATAAATAGCAAGGTAATCACCATCTACGACAATTTCAGTTCCTTGTAACGCAACATTTCCATTATTAACAAGAGGAATAACACCAACACCATTAACATTAATTGTAGATGCTCCAGTATTTCCGTGAGCAGCTCTAAAATTAAATAATTGACCATCTTCATAACTTATTATTGCAGGAGTAAGATTTATTACATAGGCATTAGTAGTACCACTATCGACAGCATAATTATATTTTTGTCCCTGTATTCCTGGAATATTTGGAATATTAGAAACGGTAAATCTTTCATTAGCACCACTTCTCAAACCAACTATTTGATCTGTAGGTTGTAATGCACCACCACTAGGAAACGCTGACCATTTGATATCCATATCAAACCCTCTATTATTCTGTAATCATCCTCTGTCCGGTTTCATCATCCATATATTCACCAGTTTCTAAAATCATGAATGATCCAGTTTGTGGCGGGTGACGATCGTTTTGTCCAAATAAAAATATTGGTGACCAAATCAAATTAAGTTTTCTTAGAAAATGCATAGTAAATCCTTATACTGCTATTGGTGAACCCATCCATGAAAAACCAACCGCTGTCGTTGTTCTTGATACGCCATTTACAATACCAGAACTAACAATTTGAGTAGCACCAATTGGGTAGGAAACACCTGCAATACATCCAGGTAGAAACTGTGGAATACCTAATCCATTTAACCAGACCAAATCACCATCTGTTGTTGTGACAGTAACAAATGCAACAGAAGGAGTAGAAGTTTTACCATTGACAGTCACAGTGATAGGCGTATTAAGAGCGACTGTGTCGCTATATGCAGCAACAAAACCCCATGTTATCATGTGTAACAACCTCCATGTTGTTTAAATTATTATTCATTTATATAGAATACATCATACGCCTGTTCAATTATCATGTCTGCATCAAGCGCCAATGTCATAGTCTGGAATGATTCAACCCCATGGCTAGCCCAATTATGAAGTGGTTTATTTTTATACGTTCCCATTTTGTCATCAAACTCTTTTGTATAATTAGACAAACAATCAATTAAACGTTGGGTATTTTCTTTATTAAAATCACATAAATATAACATTTGTCTCATTGATTCAATGGCGTTTTCTTTACTAGTTGGCCTTGGAACAATAAAGGCGCTCTCACCCATATCTCTCATAAAATCAATACTATTTTTACCTGTGTTCCAATCTCTTTTTTGTCCATCATGTGGAAGGAAATGATCTTTAAAAGATAAATTGTATTTATTACAAAAACGCCTTATTTCCATGACATAATAAGTCAAATCTTTATTGTTTGATTCAATATATCCAATAATGCTAGGTTTTAAATAGCTATTTACTCTCTTAACCTGAAACAGTGTAATAGCAGTACAATCATTAATTCCAATATCAAATGCTGAATAAACATTGCAACCAGGTATCAATAAATTAGTAATTAATCTATTCTCATCATAAATAGTCTTAATAGCATGAGCAAAGTACTTTGTTTCTTGGTTTACCTGAACCACACCATAATATTCTTGTTGAATCAAATATTCAGGCATACCAGCCCTTCTATCTTCCTCAATCATTTCATCAGTGATATAACGATTGCCATTCTCATCAATCAGATTAGTTATACTGTCAACTCTGCAATACCATAATGGATCGTTCTTATTATGTTCTATCAGTTGATAAAAATGGTTCATTCCATCAAAAGTTGATTGACCTAATAACCAACCACCATTTTGACGAAGCACAGGCAACATTACATAAAATACTCGAGGGTCTTGGAATGCAAATTCAGCATATACAATACCTCTAGGATTAGTACCACGAAGTTTATCAGGGTCAATATCAGAACCGACTATCCAAATCTTAGAACCATTAACCAGGTTAATAGTCATATCTTGATTATTTATTCTTTTAATAAGTCTTTTAGGAATCATCTTCAAAAACTTAATACTTTCTCCATCAGGCATTAAAATAGCACCTTCCCAGAGAACAGCACGCGCCCTAACATTGGTAGGATAAACCATCATATAAAGTCCTGGTGATTCAACAGCACCCTGAACAATAAAACTCCATGATTCAACCTCTTTACCAGACCGTCTAGGCCTCTCAAGCAAAATCCTTTTTATTCCTTCTTTGAATAGTTTAACTGCTGCTTCTGTTTGATATGGTCTAAATGGAATATAAGGAAGTTGTACTACATTGCCATCTTGAAAAGTGATAATAAGATTAGCATCATCATCACGTTTAAGTTCAAAACTAGAAGCATTCAATAAATTCATACTTTCAACAATAGCATCTGCTTTTGCTCTTATTTCTTTCAAAACTTTATTCATAATGTTCTACATGAAACATATTAAATTTTTATTAATTTTGTAACGACATATGAAGGCTGTATGGTGTTATGTCCTGTATTTGATCCAATATTATTAGTTGCAACTGGATCAATAACATCAGTTGCGCCAAAACCTGATCCCCTCCCTATAGTTCCAGCTGTACCCGCACCACCTCCTATTGTAGTTACACTAATAGTTGCATTACCTGGATGATTATGAGTTGCTAGTTCTGAAATTGTTAATACATGATTTTCTTCACCACCAACACTTCCTACTGTATTACCTAATATTCCGCTTCCCGATCCTCCAACACCAACTCCTGTACGACGACGACAATCTGGAATATTAAACGTAGTTGATCCATCACCAACACCCCAATTAGTACCAATAACTGCAAATAATGAAGCATAAGTTATACGATTAATTGCCGAACCATCACATGCCAACCAACCAGAAGGAATAACTGTTCCAGCAAAATCTTTCATATCACCAGATTTAAAACTTGAAGATGAAATATTAATTTGATTCTGAATAAAAGTAGGAAGTGCTTGAAGATAAGCATCAACAGTTGTTGGGTTGCTAGCAAAAGTATCGTAATAACCAACTAATTTCGCTCCATCTGTCCCAGGTGCATTATTAGCTAATAATGATTGAAGAACACTCGCACTAGGAATAGTTGATATTAATGCTGCTACAACACCCGAACCACTCCCCATCCAAACATAATTGGTGGGTAATACGGGAAGTTGTGTTAATGAATTACCATTGGGTAAAAATGGATCTGAAGTTGGAAGATAATTATTAATAATGTATGATAAATTTCTTTGTAATATATAATTCAAATTCTGCTGACACAGCAATAATAATCTATCAAGAGCAGTATCAAGATTTTTTCCATTAAAATTCCTAGCATCTTCAAAATTAGTTTCAAGTGATGCTGCAACTTGTCTATTAATAGTTAAATAATAACCAGTAACAGGAATAAACAATAATGTAATTATCCCACCAGTAATAGGATCAGCATTATAAGTAACCATATAATCCGTATTCAAACTCAAAATATCATCAATTGGTACTGGAATTGCATTAGGAGCCTGATAATAAACCTGAATATCTCCAGGTAAAGGAGCATAAAAAGTAAATGTATATTGTAGTTGTGCTACATTAGTTTGATATTGAACAATAGTATTCTGTTGCGGCAAATCAGGCATGATAACTTCCTTGTAAAATATATTCTTTATGCACCGTAATATTGAACCTGTCCAGGTTGTAAATGAGGTTTTTCACCAAATATTTCCCTAAAATAGGGATCAACAAATGGTAGTGAAAGACCAGGAGTCACAGCTTGTCCAATCTTAGATAATGATTTTGTAAACTTTTTAACATCTCCTCCAGCCATAGCCAATGGTAATGTCATTCCATTACTGAGAACTCTCATCGATGGAGTATTAAGAGCATTTGATATAAGATCACCATTTTGTTTATCCGGATCAAAAAATGATGTTAAGAATCCAGCACTAGGAAACATAATTTCAGCAGCATACTTCATTTTTTCTTGATAATTCATAGCACCCCATGAAGGCATTGATCTACCAGAAGCAATATTATTCATGTACATCGATAATACAGACATAGGAACAGTAGCCGCTAATAACTGAACCATGAACCCAATTTTAGCTTGAACTGTATCAGCATCTTTAAAACCTTGATAAAGAACTCTATCAATAAACTGTAATGCATATGATTTAAACTGCATCACAGTTCTCAACAACTCGCCTGCAAGTGTTCCTGATCTTGTCCCAGCAGTAGTTAAAGAACGCATGTAAGCACCAGGCGCTAATACTGCATTCTCTGCCCAAACATCAAACATAGAATAAACTTTTCTATACAAATCATTTTTTAATAGATAAAGTGGTTGATTCGATTTGGCACCATAAATATCCCGTATATCACTATCAGACAATTTTTCTACATTCTCAACTGTAAATAATCCACGTTCAGATTTCTTACGCAAAACATTCCATTCTTTTTCACCAAATTCAAATTTATCCATTTGTTTTCTAGTTAATTCGGGTAATCCCTCCCAAGAATGTTCACCCATTCTACCAAGATTTTTTGACAATAGATAAAGTGAACTTACCTTATTTCCTTTATCAATTGCCTCCATGCCTACACCACGAAAAAAATAAGTACTGGCAGTATTAACAACTTGAGGAACATTATTAGAATCCACAAACCTACTAACATAACCCATATGAGTGTCTGTCATTTCTTTAAATACACCAGCAAGATACTTTCTTTCTTCTGATGGAATAATATTAAACATTCCTGACATATGCGTTGTGTATGGTTCCCAATATCCAAAACCCCATCTTTTAGCAAACATAATTCCATTAGCTATATCAGGTAAACTTAAAAACGCAATCTTTCCTAAAGACTTCATCGAAGTAAGAGTTCTAAGAGTAGAACCAAAATTAGCAAGTGTTGGTGAAACAGATGATTGATCTATTCCTGCAAGATGTTTAAATGTAAGTTTTGTATTGTAACTTTTCCATTTTGATACTGGTTTAATTTCATTTTCAGCCTCAGCTAATTCATTAAACATTGAAACAGGAGAATCACCAAATATTTGAGCCATTCCAACTTTATTACCAGATTGATTAACATCAGACATAATATTAGCAAATAAATCTTTTCTACCATATTGCTGTGCATAAGTATGCATAGACTCCATATCTTTCCAGTAGAAGAACATGCGTTGACTACCTTTTCCTAATTCAAACATTTCTGGTTTATCGGTAGTAATATTATCAAATATTTTATTAAGGACATTATCCATTTCAATTTTATCAATTGATCCATCTAATTTAATAACATTGGTATCAACAAAAGTCTTTTCTATATTTAGATGTTGCTTAATAAATTCTCTCCACATAGTACGACTATTATTAATATCATATTTACCTTTTGCTAAAGCACCTTCAATAACATTTTTACCACCACTAATTAAAAGATCACGATTATGAACTGCTCTTAAAAATCTATCTTTGTTCAATTGATAAATAGATAATGCATCTGATGAAACCATCTCACTATTACGATATTCAATATAATCAGCAAATTTTTTAGCAACATTTTTTGCCATAAGTGAAACATTACTTTTGCCATCAATAGCGCGAACTATTTCAAGATCATTATTCTTATCTTGCAGAAATGAAAACTCTTCCTTTTCTAATCTTCCAAAAAAAGAATTTCCTAATAATTTCCTAGCAGAACGTTGAGCAGATTCAATATTATATGCTAGGTTTTTTGTACGTCTTGCTACATAATCCAAAAGACCGTAACCCTTTCCTTTCATATCTCCAATTATATGTTCATACTTTGCAGCGCGATTAACTTTTCTTTGAAGATTCTCAGTCATTTGCTGAAGTTTCTCATCTCCAATTTCTTCCATTGCTTTACGAATAGCATCTGAACCTTTTATTCCATCATATTCTTTTGCTTTTTGAAAAACTTGTGTTGTGTATCTCTTTAATTCATCATCGCCAAACATAGTTAAAGATTGACGAGCAGCTAAAATACAACCATTTTGTGTTCTAGATTGCAACATTTGCAGCTCCCATCATGCATTTAATCATTTCTTCCAATGCTTTTTCACTTGTTTTAAACTGATTTAATTTAGAATAAAGAACATTAAATTCTTCTTTGGAAGCACCAGAAATATTTGGGTTATCATTTATATCATTAAATTGCTGTTCAATTGATTGTTCATTACCTTTTGCTTTACTTTCAATTGAACTTACAGTCTTTTCTACTGATTCAACTTTATCAGACATATATTTTTCAAATGATTGTATATTAGCCTTTCCTTCAATTCTTTCTTTAAAATAATTTACAACTCTATCCGCATTAGCAATTTCCTTCATTCCAGATTCAGCAATATTAACAATTCCTTTTAATACTTCATTATAAGCAGCCTGCATTTCATATTGTTCACGTATAGCAATCTTTCTAAGTAATGCGCGTGCTTGAGGATATACATGAGTTAAATCCAACAATCTATAATAGTCAGTAGACATTTGATATTTAGGTGGTAATTTATCACTACCTATCAACCTTCTTTGAATATTTTTAACTTCTTGAGCTTGAGTTTGAATTTTTCCCTCTTTGGTTTTAAATCTATCAAGAACAGATTCAGAAATCTTAATCTTTAAATCATTCTTCTCTTTTAATTTTTTGAATTTAGAACGACCTGTCTTATCAAATTCACGTTGATAATTTTTAGATTTCAATTCTAATTGTTTTAAATCACCTTCAAGTTTAAACATTTTCTTAATATTTTCAGGAACAATAAATGGCATCTCTCTTTCATTCATATTCCCTTTCTTCATCATATTATACAATTTTTGTTGTGATAATGGTTGATTCTTAACTGAACTTCTAGGAGTAGTATGATTAATATAAACATCTTCTTTAGCTAATTGTTCAACACGTTTCTCTATTCGAGAAGCTGTTTCATCAATATGAGCTTTAATTCCATCTAACATTGCCGGATTATCTTTTACCATCTTTCCCATACGATCAAGCATGCTGTGAGTCACAAAATCTGATAAAGCATTTTTATATGATATAGAATTATTACTAGCCATTTGATCAACTGCAAAAGTTTGAAATTGCTTCATTTCTTCTTGAGTCATAAATGGAACTTCTAATTTTCCACTAAACACATTTACAGGATGATTTTCTTTATCTAACAATTTCATTGAACTATTCAAATGTGATTCATAATCTTTTGGATTTTCATATACATTTCTAAGCCATTCTTCTTCTTTTTCTGTAATACCACCTTTTTCACGAGCTAATGCAAGTTTCTTAATTTTTTCAGAAATAGGTAATTCTTTTAATTCTTCTCCAAGAAAGCGACCAGCTTTACCTAAGATAACACCAGCTGTCCAAGCCAATGGTGGTATTGCCAAACCAATGCCACCATTAAATGCAATTGATTCAACCATTCCGCCATAATTTAAACGCTGTGTATCTTTATCATAATTCTCCAAAAATGATTCTGGCAAAGTAAATCCTGTCATCATGCCAGCATTTTTTGCCTCAGTTTCAATCACTTCATGAAGGTTTTTTGGTAAATATTTAGCATATTTATTATTTGCAAAAACCGAAATTGGTTTACTTAATGCTTCATTAATAGCAGATTTACTTAAATAACCACCACTTAATGCACTTACAGTATCCGGAATAAGATTACTAATAAGACTAGCTCCTTTACCCAATCCCTTACCAATAACACCACCTAATATCAAAGATGTTGGATCAAGCATCATTCCAGCAACCCCAGCAACACTATTAGCAACTGTCTGACCTGTACTAAAATCTGGGTGTTGTAATTGATAACCAATTAAGTCAACAGCATCAGTTAACCTTTGATCTGTAGGTTCTCCCTTAGCCCAATCAAACATAGACTGAATAGCATATGCACTTCGATAAGCAGGTTGACGCAAAGCATTAAAAGTTGATTCACCAACTGTTGGTTTTGGTCGTTGACCATATTGTGTAATTTCTGGTTGAGCTAATAATGACATATTATATTACCGATAAGTATTTCCAAATGGATGAGATTCTTTAAACTCTCTAACACGTTTTGCTCTCTTAAAATCATAAATAGTTTTATGACTTCTAGCATAATTTCTTAATGATTCAGTATACGGCTGACTAAATAATGGTTTACCATTTTTATCTAATGCTACTTCACCAGTAACACTATTAATTACAGTAAATACATTATTTGGAGTATTAATTAACATCAATGGATTTCTATCATAAAAGTCCAAAAATTCTAAATGTTCTTTTTCATTCTGAGCAGTTGTGTAAGAAATATCTTTTGCATAAATACCAAGCGCTTTTAAGTCACTATCTGCTAACTTTAAAGTAGCATTATTTATTCTGGAATTTTGATCATTATAAATTGTATAAGATTTTTTTATTTCATTGGTTACTGATGATATATATCTTGGTAAATTACCTACTTCATGATCTTGAGACATTTTTGCTTTCCAAACCACAGTATTGGAAAGCGCCTCAACCATTCCATCAGAAAATATTTGACCATTTTTCTTATCAACATTTAGTGTTTGAATATATTTCATAGCATCTTGTACTTGTGGATCAGCTGCAACTGTATTAGTAATTCGCTTCCAACTCTGCAAATCTTTATCTGGGCTAATAAGAGCCTTATCAAATCCATCTTGATTAGCATAAACAAAATCTTTTGCCATACCTTCCGTAATAGATTGACCAGCATTTGAAAGAATATATATTACTGCTGATTGATTATTTTTATCCAATGAATCAGCAATGTAAGGATGTAATTGTTGATCAGTTGCTAATAAATTTTTAATTACAATATCAGGATTTTGATTTTGCTTAAATCCTTCTTTAAAAGGAGCCATTCCTTTACCATCAAATGGTTTTATATATTTAGGATCAATATGAAGTGCATATCCAAGATTGATCATTTGTTGTCTTTCCCAATCCTCATTTTCTTTTATTCCGTGTAATTTTTCTTCATCAGATAAAGAAGTTGAGTTTTCTATAGCATTACTCGATCTTAGAGATTCTTGATGAATTTCATCTCCTCTAGGATTTTGAAGCATTAATTTATAAAATTCATTATTCTTTAATCTATCAAAATGATTATCTAACCTCTTAAACTTACCTTCCTCAGTAATAGACAAACCAGTTGATCGTTTTGATCTAAGATCATCTAATTCTTTACCCATAGTGATATAATCAGTACCTGCATCAATCATAGATTGAGCATCTTGTGATCCAGTTGCATAAAAACTAATATAATCTTTCTTACCTGGAGATTTTATTTTTGATATAAAAGATACATCCTTCACATGCCCCATATTATTTAATTCACTATAAGCTTTTTGAATACTTGATTCTTCATCAAAATGATTTGAATTATGATTAACATATTCATCAACTGGTGTTGATGCAGGATTATTATTTATTTTTCCATAAGTAGTGTTATTTAATTTATGATAATCTCTTGCTGTCGCATCTCCTTTATTAGCTAACTTCATAGCCAAATTAGCATCTTTTATAGTTTGCTCTATAGCACCTAATGTTTTTGCATATTCTTTTTGAGATATAGAACCAATTTTAAATGCAGATTCAGCAGTATTTAATAATGTATCTTGCATTATTTGCGCTGATTTTTGATCCCCACGCATATAAGCTCTTCCAATATCCAATAAGGATTTTGGTGTTTCTTTATGAAACATTAACTTAGTATCAGTTAACATCTGTTTATGAGCTACCTTAGCAGCCATAACATCTATTTGGTTAACTGCACTTGTTTTAATATGATTTAACTTTGATCTATCACCTTTATTAACAAAAGAAGAACTATAAACATCATCTATAGCCTTATTATATGAATCAGCTATTTTTGCAGCATTATCAGGATTATTAATCATGTTAATTTCTGCACCAGCAGAAATATCAGCAATACTATTTTGCACATGAAGAGCCTGAGCATTACTTTGTTCTTCAAGTAAAGAAATAGTTTGTTTCTCTGCTTTTTGAGCTAATCCACTAAGAGTTTTTGCAAATTCATCATAACCAGAAGCACCACTGCTAACTGTTTGTGCATTTAAAATTGGTTCGCCTTCTTGCAATTGTGGTATTCCATTAGCCATAAATTACTCCATTTTAGGCATTTTGCTAGAAGCTCCAGCCGCTGACATTGCAATTGATGCCGCGTCACCAAATAACTGAGCATAAAGTGTATTTCTAACATTTCTTTTTTCACTTTTTATATTCTCTTGCGCTAACTCACCTTCAATATCAATATTCTTTTGTTTCTTAGAACCAGTATTAACAGTATGACGTTGAACAGCATTAAAACTAGGTGATGAAAAAGCAGCACCAGTTGTTGTCATATAGGCTTGCTGAGCATCTAAAACTTTTTCAATTTGTTCATAATTAGCCAACGTCTTTTGCTGCGTCTGCAATGCCATTTGCTTTGCCTGTAAATCAAGAGCTTTCTCTTTTTCACCAGCAGCTTTATATTCCATGAACATTTTTCCTTCCGTCGCACCAATGGCAACACCTGCCATTACTAATGCTGCAACTTCTAATCCCATATTACCCCCTATATCACTGCGGTATCTATTTGGTAAGCAATAGCTGTAATCTGCAAATTAAATGGAGCTGATTGCGTAATTGAAAACGTTGAGAATCTATCATAGCCAGATACAGGAGATATGATTGCTGTATCGGTTTGCGGAATCAATGTTGGATTTGAAAATGATTGATAAGGAACTAAAGTACCATTTATATAGAAATTCAATGACTCAAAATAATCAACATAAATACGAGATACTTGTTTAAAGAACGGAGAAGCTTGCGCACCTCCAAAGAAATACATTGGCCTAATCTCAACATCATATAATAAACCAATTGATACAGTACCACTAAATCCTTCATTAGAAACATCAATATGACCCGCTGAAACAAGATACTGGCCAAAGTCTTGATCCTGATAAACAACTTGAACTGTATAACCATTTAACAAATCCAAACCATTTACATTACCATTAACATCCATAGTTGCAGAAAAACTGCAATCAATAAACTGTTCTTCATCAAATTGTTCAATCGTATATTGATTAGTCAAAGTATAATATTTCAATATATAAACAGAATTATTAATAGTAACAATATCAACCAATTCAATATTATCTTGAAATTGAATAGGCGTTAATGCCGCTAACTTGTACTCACTAGCAAATTGAAATGCTGTAATAGTGTCATCAGTTGGATTAAGGAAATAAATAAAGTTATCTTGTGAGGTATCAGACCCACGCAATAATGCTCTATTAGTCGGTTCCTTAACTAAATGACTACTTGATATACTAATATTAGATGATGAATAAGTTTGACCAATTCCATTAAAATGATAATTAATTAATGCCTTTCCTGCTTTAGTACAATAATATGAATCATTTATATAAGTTACAGGTTTTAAACTAGATGATGATCCATAAGATGATTGCTGACGAATAGAAAATGTGGAGGGTGTTAGAGCTGAATTTTGATCTTGGGGACAAGCAAATTCAAAGTTTTGAGCAAATATCTCCATCTGCTTTCCGCCATTTAACCATTGAATTGAACCTGTATCTGTTTGACCAATGGTATAAACAATCGCATCTGTATCACGACCAGTACCAACATCATAGTTGATAGGTGAATTAATCTTTGAACCAAATACTGTTGCCGGAAGCAAATTAGTATTAGCCATCCATAATCGATTCTGAAAGAAAAGAACCTTTGTAGGATATCCAGATACAATTGGGTTAGGAGCAGGAAACGGAGCAGGCGGAGAAGTCCAAATAGGTTGTCTTATAGAATATTGTGAACCTTGAGTATCGTAACCTGTAGTCAAAAATGCTATCTGAACAGTTGCAGTAAACGTTACAGTACCTGCACTATAACTAACTGCTGTAATGATTGCATAACCAATCGGGTCTACTTCTGATACACCACCACCAATTATTTGGCCACCTATCCATGCATTTGTAAAACCAGGATCAGAAGCAAGACCAGTAAATTGAAAAGTTAAAATATTACCAGCAACACTTAAAGCAACGGTAAAATTATTATAATTAATAGTATTAAAGTCATATGAAGGTAATGGATATATATCAAGATATTGAAAAGCAAACGTAGGAGGATTGACACCGTTATATTGACTCACATAAATTCTACCAGGTGAATAATTTGGATGAGTAAAAATAATCGCATCATTGTCTTGGGTATAATCTAGACTATCTATATCACCAGTTTGATAAGGTACTGGTATTGGCTGAATGAATTGCAAATTACCAGCAACTGCGACAACATTAGTGCCTCTACTAGTAACAACATTACCTCTAATAGTAATAACGTTAATTTCATTTGCTGGAGTACTTAGAATATAAAATGTTCCACCAGCAGATAGCAATACATAATAATCGCCATTCTTATCAACAAACTCATACATTTTTGAGTTGAATTGGGCATATGCAGTGGCATTATAAAGAAGAGAAGTACCTTTTCGTTTTTTGACAAGACCGGTTGTACCTACTTCACAATTCAACAAACTCTGAGCAGCTGCAAGGTATTCTGGAACCTCTGTGCGTTTCCATACTGAAACATCCGCTTCGCCCACATTGAACATGGTTTGACGCACCATTTGTGAAGGCATAACACATCCTTGAGTTATCTATATAAATAGTATACCTGTAACTAGAATATTATGATTAAAATATTAATGTTTTAAACGAATGTGACTCTATCAAAGTCATTATATGGTGTGCTAGAAACTGAACGCTCCATATCATTTTGCTGAATAGCTTGAGTTCGAATTAATCTATATTCTCTTTCAAGATAAGCGGTTAAATTAACATTATTAGTCAATGTAGGTGAGCATTTAGCAGCAGCATAGAGAACTAATTGTCTTGATACCAATGGTGGCCATACTTCAAAGGGAACATCATTTGCTATGTAATAATATTGAACAGGTAACGTATTAGCTAACAATAAACCATCCACAATTGCATAAATACCCCATTGAGCGCCTGTTGAAGCCCATTTAAAAAACTTTCCATAGTTTCCAGGTAATTGATAACTATATACATAATCAGGTGAGAAATTATTTGTTTCAGGAGAATAATTTGCAACATAAAAAACTGCAAAGTTCCAATTATAATCAAGCAGAACTTCTTTATATAATTCTAAAATCTTATTCTGTACATATTGAGCATCTTGACTATTATCAACATTTACAACTGGAAGTCGACCTAATTCGGACAACGAACGATTTGTAAGATCAAGCAATGATGGCATTATGCACCTCAAAAAAAGGGGAAATTAATCCCCTTAATTTATTAGATGACTAAAAATCCAAATATCAATGTGCCATTTAAAGCAGAAGCAGCGACATTATTATTGAAAATTGAAATTGTTGCTGACCCAGCTCCTGGAACTGCACGCAATTCAAGCCCTCTTGTTGTATTTGTTCCGCCCATTAACTGTAAAAGTACAATAGAGGTAGATAAGATTCTTGAATCAGTCAATGTAAATGCGTATGCAGAAGCAGCGGCCGTGGTTAATGCTTCAGTTGTGATTACGCCAGATTGAAAATTGACAGTTGCAGCACCAGCTGTACTAATTGCAGTACCTCTCTCAAGTGTCAATTTACCTGTCATAGTACTACCTATCAATGCAACACCACCAAGATTAGCTAATGATACTGAAGGACTTGAAACATCTGATAAATTGCTTGATGCAACTAAAAATGATCCTGATTGCGCACCCTCTGGTTGAACTGCTGAATATGATAAAACTGATGCTCCCGGATCACCACTTGATAAGATAGTTAAAGTACCTGCACTAGCAGTGACTTTATTAATTTCTACAGAATTTGTTTGAGATTGCCAATCTGCTGTAACAATACTGCTAGCTGTAATATTTGCATCAGTTATTGTTGTCGTTGCTGAACCACCGGCATTAGTATATTTTGCTGCATATAATCCTAAAGTCGTTAATGCAGCTGATGGAGTAATAGCACTGTAAGCAATAACAGAAGCTCCGGGATCAGCTGTTGTAACAACTGTAATTGTACCAACTCCAGCGAGAACAGTTTTTATTAAAGATGAATTTGTTTGTGAAACAAAGTTAGCATTAACTTCCATGCCAGGTACAACATTAGCACTTGGGATTATAATAGTTGCTGAACCACCAGCATAAGAATATTTAGAACCATACACCCCTTGATTCTGCAGTAACACTGATGGAGCAAATGAAATATATTCAACAACCGCTGTACCTGGATCAGAATTTACAACAATAGTAAGAGTCCCGCTTCCAGGAGATACGGTTTTAATAATAGCTGGATTTACACTTGATTTAATACGAGCAATAACAATTGAATTAGGTGTAATTGTCGAATCATTTAATGTAGCAGTAGTTGCCCCAGCGGGATAAGGTGCAATATCGGAGTCAATTCCAAATGAAGCAATACCAACTTGCACGTTGGAAGTTGGAAGCAAATTGTAATTAAGTAAAATTGGATCATATTGGACTCTAAATGTTCCATATATTGAAGATTCACCAGTGTACAATGGAAATGTACTAGTATCTAAATAATTAACTTCAAATACATCATTCATTTTTATTTTTTTATTAATATCATTGAGATAACCTGCTGCTGTAATTGTTGATAATGAATCTGGTGTAGATGCTTGAAACCTATTAGGCGCTGTTCCAACTGATGTACCATCAATAAGACACAAAGTGGTAAAATTAGACATGTTATAAATCTCCTTGATTAATTCGCAACAGCTGGGTTATTAACAGTAAGTAATGCAATACCATTTAATTGAATTACCTTTGCACCAGATGTCATAACAGTTAACAACTCCCAACGATCATTTTGCGGTACCCAAGTGATGGATGTTTGTACATCACGATTAAATATTTGTACCATTGCCTCTTTATTAACAAGCGGAGATAAATAAGTATTAACGCCCACTGCTGTGGTGAAAGGAATAGTATTGATACCGTTACTTCCTAATGTCCTAATATCGACACCAAGATATGATACCAATTGGAAATCTGTTAAAGGTTTTCTATCATTGTATAAAATACTTACAACCTTATCATCATTAAGCATAGATTGCTTAACAAGTGCTGGCATCCATAGTGAACATGAATGATTCATCACTTCAACACCTTGATCCTCAAGATATGATAATGCTTGAGCTAATTTACCCTCATTCATACCAGTATTCACACCAACAGTGACGGGAACGGTAAAGATCGTGCTAAATCCAGGATCAGTATATAAAGCATTAATTTTAATATAGTCACACATGCGACCAGCAGCTTTTGCATGTAACTTTGAGTGATCTACAATCTTGTCATATGCGAATAAGGTCTTTTCACCACCACCGATAACAGTTTTAAGTGCATAGTTAAATGGAACAACCATGACATTAGTTGGATTTACTGGAGTGACTGGAATATCGACAGGAGCAAAAGTTTGCTGTTGCATCTCAATAATGTCTGACACAGGTACATTTGTAGCATCGCCAGTCGTTCCATGGCGTTCTTCAATCGTATTCATTAAGAATTGATGATTTTGAAACTTAATTGTAACTTCAGTATCAAATAATTGTGACGCTGTAGCTAAATTGATTTGATCAGTCATCCTGACTTCCCCTAATAGAGTCCAATAATTTAGACAAGCACTATTAATGCTTATCATTTATTGAGCATCTATCAGGTTACCGTCTAAAACAGACTGATAATGATCTCGATCTGTAATTTAAGGTTTCCGATTTCGCAGGCTTAAATCACGATGATTAAATAATACTCCTATTCATCCAAAAAGGTCAACTGGCTCTCTCTTGTTCTGCTCGTGCATTGATTAAGTTGATATAAGTTTGCCTGGCTCTCATATCACCTTTATTCTTTTCCTTCGCAGCATAAGCTTTCTTAATATCTTCATCACTTACTCTATATGCGCCAAGAGCAGACGTTTTATCAATTCCAGGAACTCTATTATTTAATAATTGAGTACGATGATTAAGTGCTGCTTGTCTCGCTTCTTTATTACTAATAAATGTCTTTAACATATTATCTTGCAGTTCTTTGGGATAATGTTTACTAACATAATCATTTAATAAGTTAAGCGTTTCTTCTCCAATCTCTTTTCTAGAAGATTCAAAATGTTCTTTATTCTTATCAAGTCTAGCTTTATCACTTCGTAAAAACTTTTCATATTGAGCTTGAGTCATTCCCGCTTCCCTAGCACGCGCTTGGATATCCGCAACACGATTTGTGTCAATTTCAATATCACCAGGGTTAAGATATGAATCAGGTATTTTGCTAACTTCTTCAAGTTGTTTTTTAAGAGTTTTATTTTCGTCGAAAACCACTGCCGAATTTTTGTAACCCTCTTCCAAATCTGCAACCGTTTTAAATTTTCCAGCATATAAAATACCAGCATTGCTATCACTTCCTTGAGATTCATCATTGTTCTGATCCGACATTGTTTTGTTCCTTCACAATATTTTCAACATTAATAATCGTCCGACGAATATCCCTAAACACCGAACGACGGCCATCATAAAACGCAAACCCTACGCCGCTGAATTCCTTTTCAAGCGGTTCGTCCATATAGGTATCATTTAACATCTTGTCTAGACATTTGCGTCCTAACTCATTTGCCGCAAAGAGCATGTATAAATCAAACTCTTCCGGTGAAATCTTTTTTGCTTTCAACAAATCTTCAATCATATTGTCACCCCGGGTGACTCAGGAAACTTAACTGCCCCTGCTGCTGTCTTAGATGAAGGTGGAGGCAATTGGGCGTTTTGCTGCATCTGTGCCATTTGTTGTAAGAATTGTTTAATCTCTTCATCAGTTGCAAATAACTTTTGTGGAAGATTTAATTTTTGTGTGAGGAATTTATTAGCCTCAAATATATTAACAGTTGCAAGCGTTGAGCCTTGGCCGAAGAATTGCTGTTTAACTTGCATATTTGTGATGAAATGGTTAAGGTCAGACTGGTTTTGAAGGTCATAGAGTGGCGAGACATAATCAAACTTGAATTTACTAATAGAAAACCCAGGTATTGACTGTCTCTCTTTCGTGAGCAAACCGCGTTCATTCAGAATTTTAGCCGCAACATCAAAGATTTGTTTTGGCAATTCATTGATCAATCGACTTATGTCAGTTGCGCTAGTTCTTTGTGCGCGGTTTTCACGTATCGATACTTCAGTTGCCGATCGAACCGGGGCTTGAATCTCTCCCAATGGATCAACCTGAAATCCTCTCTGAATCCATTCTTGCAAACGAGCAATATGATCAATCACATCTGTATAGTTTGGCATTTGCAAAGCTTCTAGGGGATTTCTCCCTTGTGGATTTCTGGCAATCATCGCTCCAGCCCACTGACGAACTGAGTTAGGATTAAAATAACTACCTGCATCATAGAACATCGGAGGATTTGCTTTAAATGCCATATTTTTTCGCGAATATGAAACGATACGATTTAAATCTTTGATGCTCGGCAACATATCAACACCAACGCCACGACCTTCAGCCTCACCCGGTCTAACTCTATCTCGATAAACTATAATTTGATTGTATGTACTCTCGCGCTCAAATAATAATGATTCATGATCATCATCCATGACCGCGTAAATATAGAAATTGTTTTCATCATATTTTATCTGACCAAAGTTTACGGTAAAAACTTCATTGGGTTCGTTATATAGCGTTTCACGTAGAACTCCTGAGTAACCAGGATAATTTTCCAAGATAGATCGAGCAGTCATTTTCTGAGCGAACCAGCAAGTATTTATAACATCGTCAGTGCTGTATTCAATATATAAAGCCACAGCAGGAATACTGCGGAAATACAGAGGAACTTCATCCGATTGTGACTCAACCCAAATCGCACCAGTTCCCCCAACCAAATCAAGATTACTACTAGAAACAACCCTAGAAAGATTCGACTCATTAAGATAAAAGAATACTCGCTCATTAATATCATCAACCAATTTCTTTATTTCATCATTTTCAATAACTTCTTTTTTGTACATGTGAGGATCAAGTACCAACTTCCCCCAAACTCTATCTTTCGGCAATAATAATCCATGGAGATCATTGGCTCTCTGATAAGCTGCGAGCATTGCTGTGTTATCCCAAATCTCTTGAGTGACTGGTTTACCATCATCTCGATAATTGAATTTAACATTGAATGCATCGCGATCAGGTATTACATACAAATACAAATCTTTATATAGTGCAAGCCATCTATCTTTGTACTGTCTCGCTTCCCAGAAACGTAGATATAATTTTTTCAAATCTTCCATGATTATCCTTTCGGTATCTGCTTTTTATAATATTCGTTGATACCTTCCTTGATTCCCTTAAACTTGCCACCAGGATGTTTTTCAACTGGCAATCTTGGTGATCTATCAGCAGTCCAATTTTGACCACCTTGACCTTTTATGATATCCAATCTAGTTTTATATAAATTCTGACGTTTTTGCTCTAACTGTGCTTGATTCTGTCTAAATTGCTCTTCTGCTATATCACTTGTACGGCTATTATCATTATCACCGCCGAAGAATCCCATGTGAACGCCTCCATGCGCTTAACACTTCATAATTTTTTACATGATTATATCGTAACAATTTGCGATATAAGTGAATAGGGTTAAATGTAAATCCAATATCAGCCCCGCTGGCATATCTACAAATCTCATTACATGACCGAACAATCCACGGTTTCCATCTCGTTACTGCTCGTTTATCAACACTTATACTTACTATAGCACTAATTTCAGGTACAACCTTCAAATTCTTGACTAACTTATAACCATTCTTACACTTAATCTTACGAGTCAATAATCCAGTCTTATCAAACTCAACAAGTATCCAATCCTCACCATCGAATGTAATGATGTTGCAATGTTTAAACTCTTTGCTAAATGATAGTGCAGATTGATTGCCTGCTGAGATTGTGTAGAAAATAAATACTGATAATGACGTGGTTTTAGTCAAACTTTACTCCAGCAATCCTCGTCTCATCATGTCATCAACATCAATAACAATCTGTTTGTGAGATATATTAAGATTACGATAACTAAACATTGTTTCGTCTCTAGAGCAATCACACGATAAATCGTAAACTATGTCATCGTATTTCAATTCGCACTCAAAATGATGCCATTTGTCTCGTGGTAGATTGCTAATTTTGTCAAATAAGAATACGACTATATCTTGTTTCAACTGCGGCATATCTTTCATCTTTTCAATCATTTCATACGCTCTTTTTGTCTAATAACTGTTGATAAGCATCTACCAATTTAGTATATAACTCTGTTAATTCTTTGTATTCTACTGCATCAATTCCAAAATCCTCTTTTCCTACGGCTCTTACTAATTCCCAAGTTGCAGTCCAATTTTGTTTGCGTTCTTCTACATCTTGTAACCATTGAATGATTTTTTTCGCTTTAGCACAGTGATAATCTACCCATAATTGGGCATAAATTGTACTAATTTCACCTTTTTCAACATCCTCTGCACCAGTCCACAGCCATAATTTTAAGGTTGATGGTGGTAGTCCTACTAAATGAGCTGTCGTATTCATCCCAAATGCAACTTTTACACCCTCCACTATTTTATCGTGCATTTCTTTATTTAAATTTCTTGGTCTACCTACCTTAAATTCTAATGCCATCTTTTACATTCCTTGTATGTGTTTTGATCATATTATGCTTTATATAATCAATAAAATAAAGATATAGGTACTTAATTACGGTAAACGACGGTAAACGACGGTAAATTACCCCTAAATCGTACCTAATTATCTAACTAATAGTGTTGACTGTAGTGTTACTAGATGTTAATATAATCACACATTAAATAACTAACTGGAGGAAATAAAAATGAGCGCATTCTCGACAGAACAAGAAAACTATATTCAACATGAAGTAAAACTTCGTATGAATGACGAAAGATTTACAAAAATAGATATGAGGCTAGATGAGACTATAAAAAACATGAACGATGAATTTAAATCTCTAAGAAAAGAAAACTTTAATCACTTTGTGGCAACAATAGGTGTGCTTATTGCTCTATTTGGTGGCGTTATGTTAACAAAATACACCGAAATTAATCACAATAAAATTCAAAATGAAATTACTAATAAGGAATAAAATTATGCCCACTACCCTCAAACGCCGATCTATATGCTGCACAAAAGAGACCGAAAAACAATTAGATTACTTAAAAGACAAGTTAGGAGAAACCCACTCAAACATAGTTAAAAGATCAATTAACATGCTCTACAGAGATACAAGACGCTGGATAGATGCAGAATTAACAGATGTAATTTATAAAGAGTAATTAAAAATGAATAAATGCTGCGAAGAAATATATATATCTTGTATTAAAAATATTAGAGATTTTATTGTTACTCATAATCATTTTAGTGTTAAATACCACATAGAATGGCTCGATATGGCTATTCATTTATTAGAAAATAAGGAGGATGAATGATGATGGATAGAGATTCCAAGATTTTATGACTGAGATTGTAAAATTTTGTAAGAAACATGGAGAATTAGAAGAAAAGGATACGTATTTCTTAAAATCAAAGCTTGGCAAAATGACACGTATGTGTTCAATCTGCAAAAGAGGTTACAGGAATGATTGGGCTAAATTAAATCCAGAAAAAGTAAAACTATCACAAGAGAAGAATCGACTAAAAAGACTAGAAGAATTAGCAAAGGGGACTTTGACTAAGATATGTAAGCGGCATGGCGCTTTACCGATAGAAAAAATAAGAATAGATGTTA